TTCATACGGTGTGGGCATTTTCATTAATAAGTCTGCCATAGTATTTTGGTTTTAAATTTTTTCTTTTGTTTATTTCTTATAAATATTATGAGTTTGAAAAATTTTTCTATTTACTTTATTTTATAAATCAATTACACATAGTATGTGCCCAGATTTACTGAAATAATTTATACTTCTTGTTTTTCTCCTCCTTTTGTTAAATATGTTTTAACTAGTTTATCTTTATCTTCTGCATCTAGAAAATCTTTTATTTTTTCAATATTTCTAGCATCATCATCAGAAAATCCAATCATAGGTACAAAATTGTTTTTAATGTCATTTTTAAAGTAAGCCTTCTCCCCAAGCTCTTGTGCCATATTTTTGACATACGAAAGAAAGTTTCTTAAAGCAACAATCTTACCTTCTTCAGGATTGGCAGCACTACCCTCACCATAAGTTACAGGATGAAACTTTGCCAAATCCAAATAAAAATCAATCATTTCTTTGTCACTCATTTTTGTTTCATCAAAATAATCACGATATCTTTTTAAATTATTTAATAATTCATTCTTACTGATACCATTGTGGTCAGTAACAATCATATTGTAAACCGCCTCACGAAGTGTTTTAGGGTTGTGACCTCTTGCGGTGATAATAGAAAAAATGGACCCCCCATTTATTGCTTCAACAAAATCATTCCACGATGGACCTGGTTTTGCTAACATTGCATCCACAATAAATGCTTTATCTCCTGAAACACCAAAATTACGATATGGGTTTTCAGCGTATCCAACAATCTTTTTACCTTTATAATCAAATGGTTCTTTACCGATACTTTCACGGTATTCAGCAAAATCTTCAGTACTCATACCAACTTCATCACCGTTTTCAGTAGATAATATAATACGCGTAGGCATTGTTACGATATTATCATCCCAGTCAAAAGCATAGTATTTTAAGTCAGGTTGACCTTCTTCGTCAAAACCTTCACGAAGTTGTTTTTCTTCAGCGTACTCTTTAATGATTTGCTTTAGATTCATTTTTTATTTTTAGTGACCTTTTGAATTAATCTTTCTAATTGTTCTTCAGAAATAACAATACTTTGTGGTTTTTTAGAAAATGTTTTTTTTCCTGTGTTTTCCACATTTAATGCTTCATTTAGATTTTTTTTTGTGAATTCCATTTTTTTGTTTTTAAGGCTATAAAGGGGGAACCTTCGCTCCCCCTTATTTAAATTAAGTATCTATATTAGATATTTTCAAATGATGCACCTGTAGGAGTAATCAAGAATTCGATGTCAATGAATTCAAGAGCTCTTGTTGGTTTTAGATAAATCTTACCTGTTAAAGTATTTGAATCTAAATCCTCAGGTGAGTTTGACACAGTTACACGGAAGTCAATCAAACCTCTATCTCTACGAATTGAATCTAAGATTGGGTTAACTGAATCCAAGAACTGTTGTCTTACTTTCTCGTCATTTTGTTCAAATAACAATCTAACTGCAACTGCTGAAATCAACTTACGAGCTTGTAACAACAATCTTCTTACGTTAATTCTGTCAAGTGCAGATTGTTTAATTTGAAGAGTTTTATTACCCCAAATTACAGTACCTACATCTGAGAATGTTGCAATTGGGTTAATTCTATCTTTGTAAAGTGTATCTCTATCGTCTTGTGTTAACTTCTTACGTGCTTTAACAGCATTTACAATACCTCTTGTATAACCCGCAGATGCGAACCAGGGGAAAGCAATATTATCAGTCAACGCCAAGTTTCTAACCACTTCACACGTTGGTGGAAGATAAATTTGTGTATTGTTAGATGAATCTCTTGTTAAAATCCAGGGGTAATAAGTTGCAGTATAGTTAGAATCAATACCCGAATCGTCTAATAAATCAACTAATTGTTCAGGATAAATAAACTGAGTTTCAAAATCTGCAGTATTTGGTGAATATACATCATAGTCAGGTGCCGTCATAATATAGATAGAATCAGCTCTGTCTGTTTCAATAATATCAATTGCATCATTCACTAACGCCGCGTTATTAACAAAATCAATACCTGGTGTTGTAAATACATTAATGTTTACAGCCTCAGGATTTGCGAATGTTGATTGACCCCACAAATATGCGTAGTAGTCAGTATTTGCCCATTGTTGTTGGTTAGGACCTGTAATAGGTTTGAAGTAACCCCAACCTGTTGAAGTAGGATATGTTATAGATGTTGAGCAGTTACCTTTTAAGAAACCTGTATTTCCTAATGAGAATGTATCACCGTTTGTTCTATATTCTCTATAGATATCCCAACCATCAAATCCTCCTTGAGCCAATAAAGTGAACTTTCTAGCCGCCAATTGGTAATATGGGTTTGTAGGACTTTGTGGGTCTGATTGGAATGATGCTACACCACAATCAAACGCCGATGTACCTGAAGATGTATAACCACCAGATATTGCAACAACGGTAGCTCCTGAGTCCATGTGGAAACCTTTTGTCAATACTGGCCAAGCAGTACCGTCACTATCACACGATAAAGGTACTTGTAGACCCTTGTATTCGAAGAAATCTCCATCTATACCGACAGTTGAAGAAAAACCTAAATATGTTCTTCTAACTCTATCACCAGAACTTCTTATAACATTATCAGCACCTGTTGTTGTTCCAAATGGTGGGTTATAAATGATTTGACCTGGTACATAATATTCTGTCTTATATACAGGGAATGGGTTTTTAGCTCCTGAGTACTCTCTGAAATCATAACCTTCAAATCCACAAGGAAGAGCATCTACAGGATGGTCCTCATCCATTTCTAACATAATGAATCTTGACTTTAATTCATATTCACCGTTTGCGGTACCAATTCTTTGAGCTACGTATGAATTTTGTGCTGGACTCATAACACAATTTGTAAATGTTTCCAATACAATAGGATTAGCATCTGTGTCAAAGAAATCACGAACAATAATATCAAACGTACCGTTACTGAATTGCATATTAGCAATAGAAACCTTAACTTGTCTGTTAGCAGCACTACCATCAGAGATTAAGATAAATTTAAACAATCTGTAAACCGTATTACCACGAAGTTCTGAAACAACATAAGGTGTAGAAGGTGTTTGGAAACTATTTAAATACCAACCAATAGATGTAGTATCTAATCCTCTTGCCTCAGGTAAAGATATCAAACTAGAATTAATACCTCTAATATATCCATTATTATATGAGTAATTTAATGTTGTTTGGAATACTTCCTCTAAGAAAATAGGTACTTCGGTTCTTGGTTTTGTAAAGTTACCTTTACCAAATACCTTACTAATATAATTGGTTGCAGAACTATCAAACGATGTGTCAAATGTGAAATCTTCTCCACCACTTGTAACACCTGAAACTTGGAATGTTAATTTAGGGTTTTTAGAAATACCTGAATATGCTCCTGTTGTAACTAATTGAACATCACTAGTACCTGTTACAGTATAAACAGGACCTCCTGAATTGTCTGTTGTAACACCACGTGAACGAAGAGTTGCAATTACAACATCATCATAATCAGTATATGAAGTTCCTGAATAATTTGTATAGTAAACCTCCATTTCTCCTGAGTATGAACCAACACCTGTTGAAGTTACATCAGTAAATGCTGCCCCAAATCCAAATCCAAAATATGCCCCACTGTTATTAGTAAATAATGAATAATACCAGGGGTCATCATTTGGACTTGTAAAGTCCGCAGTTGACTCAGTAACTCCTGATACTCCATATGTTTCGGTATATGCACTGTAACGAGTTGATGCGTTTGGTGTTGCACCTGTTACACTATCAAAAGTTGTATCACTTACAGTACCCCAGAAATATGAAGTACCACCTGAAGAATTAGTGTTTAAAATAGTGGTTAAAATATAACTTTGGAAATCTGCACGTATAGATGAGCTTCCACCATTAAATGTTGTATATGGTACAGTAAAATAAGAACTCAATTTAGCCGGTACTGATGTAATAGTAACCGTACCACCTGTTGTTGCAGTAAATTTAAGTAATTGAGGACCTGTATCACCAGTCGCTCCAACTGTTGAAGTGTCAACATTTGCGATTGTTGTTATGGACCATGATGGACCCGCGTCGTAACCATTAAGACCCAACACTCTTGTTACGAATAATTGATTTGACTGTTGTAAATATGCTTTAGCGATATACGCAGCCTCATATTTAGGAATTTGTGTGTTTACAAATTTTTCCGGTGATGTTGGACCGAAATACGTTTGAAATTCATCAAAATTTGTGATGAAAATTGGTTCGAATGCTGGTCCCTGAAGGGTTTCACCAACGATACCTAATGTAGTAACACCTACACTCTGAGCTACGAAACTTAGGTCTCTTTCAGAGGTATATACACCAGGAGAAACGAATACTTTGTTTGATGTTGCCATTTAACTTGTTATTTCTTTTAGATTTATTTTTTAGATAAATATTTAGAAAAATTACAAAATACATTTACTTAAACGGAATATTTATTATTAGGAAGAAATTATTCTGCCTTTTTTCTGCCCCTTAATTATGAATGACATCAAAAACTTAAAAATATCAAAAGAAGCTCATGAGGTATTAAAAACTTATTGTGAAGACAATGGTTTAAAAATGTATAAGTTTTTGGAAAAATTAATTTTTGAAAAATGTAAGAAAAAGAAAGATATATATGGTGAATAATTACTTTATATAAGCTGTAGTATTAATAGAAGACGATTTACTACCATCAGACTTTGTAATTACAATCTTTACCAAATCACCGTCAGTTATCTGAATGGTTGATAAATCTTCACCAACATAATTCCCATTAATGAATACATCATAAGAAGTAACATTAGTTGTTGTATTTACTGATAAATCTACCGTATATCTAAAAGTTTCAATTTTTTCAGTTTGAGACTCACTAAAAATAATATCTAAATCAAAGTTATCGGGTCTTGATGGGTATTGTGTTGCTTTTCGTGACCCCTTTCTTGTTTCAACTTCAAACATAGTAAGAGCCCTTGTAATTGCGGGTGAAATTTGAAATTCTTCTTCGTCCATTAAAAACCCTAACATAGTGAAATTATAATTTTGGACATAAAATTTTCTTTTATTTACTTCCGTTACTGAATTATCTGAAACAGTGTTTAGAATGATTGGGACATAATGTCCTTTAATAAATGTATAAGACTGACGAGAACTAAACTTTTGTAGAATAATTTTGTTAAATTGGTTTAGCTCTCTCATTCTATTACACACAATTTTTACATCATAGGTTATATCTACAGGAACCGGTTGGGGTATTTTATAAATGTCCATACCTTTTCTTGTTCCATCCCAAGTTGGAACTTGAGCATATAAAAATTCTTTTCGGTTTGGTATTGTATATTGTAGTGATGGATTACTTCCATATGGTACCTCAGGTTGACGAACTGTTGTTATAAACGGTAATTGAACATTACCATTTAAATCTTCCATGTTCCAAGTTTGAGAAAATTGTGCCCAATTTTGTAAGGTTATTATCAAATCTATATTATGGACCTTTTTTCCATCAACGATACATTCAAGCTCATCACGAACAAAATCTAACATACCCCTATCGAGGTCTGCATGTAAAATTCCTTTTGGTAAATAAGTTCCATCCTTTTGAATATATTCCAAAAGTTGTTCTCTTCTCGCTAATAATTGTTTTTCAGGAGTAAGTGGTAGATATTTTTTTATTTGTTTTGGGAATGCCATTATATACCTCTAAATTCATTTTCAGATACAGGTGTTGCAGTATAAGTGTAATAAAAACTTCTATATCCACCGTATGTATGTTTATTATCATAGTCAGGAGTTGCCGCATCAATAACAGAATAATATTTAATTTCGTTTTCACGAATCCAATACCCAATGTAATCTCCTAACTTAATATCAATAGCTTTTTCATCTAATTCTTTTGTATAGACAGAGAATATTAAATTACCTGGTTCATTTTGTAGTAACCTACTTCCATTAATATAATCGTTTGATGGTGCCTCAATCTTTACCAAAGCATTAAATTCAACAGGGGCACTAAATTGAACTCCGTCTGAACTTACTTCACCATAAACATCGTCTTTAACGGTTTTCTGTGTATCAACACTATATAATATAAGAGTAAAGTTCATGTCCCCGTTCAACCATTCTCGACCCATTTCTATTTCGAGATTAAAGTCTTCGGAGCCAAAAAACTTGTTCAAACGCGTTATCGGTACTCTTCTCTGTGCCATATATTGATAAATATTTAGTTTTTGATTATATTTAAATTTATTTGTATCATGCAAGAAAACTTTGAAACATTATCAAAAATACCTGAAGTTAAAGCCATTCGTATACTTGAAGAATACGAAGGTTTTAATAACTATATTCTTGCAATAAAAAAGAAACATAGTAATTCTAAAAATTTTAAGATAACAAGAGCTCAAGCTGATTATATAAACAACTATAAAAATGTTGTCCCAAAATTAGCAAGAAAATGGGTTCCATTAGATTCATATTTTGCAAAACGAATGATGGAAGATAAGCTTTTAACAAAAGAACCTGAAAAAATTTATATAGAAAAACTTTTAGTAGAAAAAGACAAAGCCTTTCACATTTGGGGAAAACTATTTGAATCTGAAGAGTTATACGATTTTTGGTTACCAAAAGCAGCCATCATCGGTAAAAAAGAAAATAAAATAGAAATTAACTATGATAACTACTCTAATCGTCCTCCATTATCACATCAAAAAGAAGCTATAGAAAAATTAGTAGCAAATGATAAATATATTTTGGCAGATGATATGGGTTTGGGAAAAACCACATCAACCGTTATCGCATCCCTTGAATCAAAATCAGAAAAGGTCTTAATTATATGTCCCGCATCTTTAAAAATTAACTGGATGAGGGAGATACAAAATTATACTGATAAGTCTATTTCAATAATAGAAGGTAAAAATTGGGAAAGCGCAGATTACATGATTATCAATTATGATATTCTAAAAAACTTTTATGACCCAAAGACACCCGAAGAATCAACAATATTAAATGAAGGTTTTGATTTAGTTGTTGTTGATGAGGCACACTATATTCAAAACTCACAAGCACAAAGAACAAAAATTGTAAACGACATTTGTAGAAAAGTAGGTAGAGTGTGGTTGTTAACAGGAACACCAATGACCTCTCGACCAATGAACTATTACAACCTTTTAAATTTAGTTGATAGTCCTGTTGCCTACAATTGGATGGCATATGTAAAAAGATATTGTAACGGGTATCAGTTCACTGTAGGTAAACGAAAAGTATGGAATGTTCAAGGGGCGGATAATCTTGAAGAGTTAAGAGACCGTACTAAAACTCACGTACTTAGAAGATTAAAAGAAGATATTTTAGATTTACCCGATAAAATTATAACGCCCGTATATCTAAGATTAAAATCCAAAGATTACGAACAACTTATGGGTGAATACTATGATTGGTATGAGCAATCTGATGAATCCTCATCTTTAACCGTTCAATTTTCAAAGTTAATGAAAGTAAGACAAGTTATTGCGGAAAATAAAGTAAAAGAAACTTGTGAACTTGCAGAAAACATTATTGAACAAGGAAAAAAAGTTATCATATTTACAAACTTTACCAACACATTGAATATGATTAAAGAACATTTTGGTAAGTCTGCAGTAACACTTGACGGTAGTATGTCAAAACCTGCACGTCAATATTCTGTGGACCAATTCCAAGAAAATGAAAAGATAAAAGTTTTTGTGGGTAACCTAAAAGCCGCTGGCGTGGGTATTACATTAACCGCCGCAGAAGCTGTAATCATGAACGACCTATCATTCGTACCTTCTGACCACGCACAGGCAGAAGACCGAGCCTATAGATACGGACAAAAATCAAACGTATCTGTTTTCTACCCAATTTTTGAAAATACAATCGAAGGTGTTATCTACGACATATTGTCAAAAAAGAAAAATATATTTGAAACTGTTATGGGTGATAACGAAGGAAAGGGTGACACCTTAGAAGAAATATTAAATGAAATTTCACAAAGAAGACTTTAATTTTTTTACATCTAAGAGTTATTTATATGTAAAACCTTTAAATGAGTTTTAGGAAATTACAAGAAAGAGTTAAACAACTCGAAGAAGAAATCAACAAAAATGTTGTAGAAAAAGTAACCGTTAAAGAATCTACAACAGAATTAACACGCAAACAAATTTTATTAGAAATGAAAAAAATTGGTATTGAAAAATTACCATACTCCTATTCTGCCTTGGATGCATTTATCGACAAAGAGACAATGTATGTACACTATAATAAACATTACAAGGGGTATGTAGACAAATTAAACAAAGCTATCGAAAATAAAAAAGGAACTGATTTAGATTTAGAACAAATCGTAAAAGGAATCAATAGGTTCAATAATAGTATTAAAGATAATGCCGGAGGTGCCTTTAACCACGCATTGTTTTGGAAAATGCTAACACCAAAAAATACTCGTGTTTATGGACCAATCTTAAGAAAGATTAAAGAAGATTTTGGAACATATGAAGACTTTAAAAAAGAATTTGAGAAAAAAGCCAAATCAAAATTTGGTTCAGGTTGGGTTTGGTTGGTCGTAACTAATAATGATAAATTAAAAATTATGACCACCTCTAATCAGGATAATCCTCTAATGAATACCATAAAATATGGTGGATACCCAATACTTGGTTTGGATTTATGGGAACACGCATACTATCTAAAATATCGAAATAGGCGAGATGAATATATTGAAAACTTTTGGAAAGTGGTGAATTGGCCCTTTGTGAATAAACTATATTTAGGTAGAACAAAAGACAAAATAAAAGAAGGTAAATTTATTCAACAGGTAATACATGAAGGTGTATCTGCTGGATGTAACTCAAAACAAGTTAATACTTATAGAATGGTGTTCAACCGTAATCCACAAGTAAAAAAGAAATTCATGTTTGCAATTATGGATATCTTAAAAGAAGTATTTTCTGATTATTGGTTTGAAAAAAACGAATACGCACAGGGACAAATGTCAGGGGTTTACGATTACGAACAACCAGGTCGTTCGGTTATTAATAAATTGAATACAAACTACACAGCTTTTTGCACATTAGTTAATGATATAAACCTATATCTTAAAAAAGTTGGAATAAACCCAATTAACTTTATTGGATTAGATGAAAATCAACAATTATCCGAAACAGATAGATTAGTAAGATATATGACAGAATTAAGATATCGAATTTTTAATCCTGAATCTAGTACTTTTCAAACAATAATGTCGGGTTTAGATAGGTCAAATAAATTTGGGGACAAAAGAGAAATAAATGCTGTTGTTAATCTTAAAGATATTTTTGGTACAGAAGAAGTATATAAAGTTGGAGAATTAGGAGATGTTGATGATATGTTAGGTGGAATCGATGCATATGTAGTTACACCTGAAGGTAATAAAACAATGCAAATAAAACCATTTAATGATATCAAAGAAAATGATGGTAAGGTAACAGTTTATGGTAGTGGTAATGTTAAACCATATAAAACTGACTACTTGGTATTTCATAATGATAAAAATGGAACTGTAGTTTTTAAAAATAATGCAGAAATTATAGATGGTAGATATGTCTTCAATTCTGATGATAGAATTAATTAAAAAATTACATTTTAATTGATATTTATAAAATAAAAGTCCATGGCAATAACTAATATCATAGTAGAACCAGATAGAAGTAAATTATATACTCGTATTAAACACCTTTTAGGTGCACCAATTAGAAGTGTAGAAATTGAAGATGAAATGATGGATTCTTTATTGGAATTATCCATTCAAGATTATGCTCAGTATGTTAATGATTGGTTAATTGAAAACCAATGGACCTCTTTATATGGTTTAAATTTAGATGAACAATCCCTAACAAGAGCTTTTACAACACGTTCTTTAGATTGGGAAACTCAATATACGTACGCATATTCTAAAATAGTTGGTTTACAAGCTGGTGGTGATTGGGTTCTTAAAAAAGATTATGTTGATTTAGTACCAGGACAACAAATTTATGAAATTCCCGCAGGACGTGAAGTGAATGAATTACTGTGGTTTTCAAGAGCCGAATTAGATGCTGCATTCTTTGACCCATTTATGGGTGGATTTGGTGGATTTGGCGGTATAGGACTAGGTGGAGCTGCAGGTTTTTCACAAATGGGAACACAAGGTAACTATTTTATAACACCAGCTTTTGATATACTTCTTAGAATGCAAGATATTAATATTAAAAGAAGAATTATTTCGGGTGAACTTACATATAGAATAACGGCATTACCTGACGGAAAAAAAGCTCTTCATTTAATGAATACACCTGGTGGTAAATTTGATTTTGGTAACATACAATTTAACGAATATAGATGTTGGTATTGGTATTATGATACTGACGATAGAGAAGCTTGTTTGGCTGCAAATCCAGACATAGTAAGATTACCATCGGATATTCCAATCGATGAAATGAGTTGGATTGAACTGAATTCTCCCGCAAGAACTTGGGTTCGTAGATGGTTTACCGCATACGTTAAAGAAACTTTAGGTAGAGTTAGAGGTAAATTTAGTGGTAATTTAAAAACGCCAGATTCTGAAGTTACGTTAGAATACGATTCTTTACTAACCGAAGCAAAAGATGAAAAATCTAAACTAATGGAAGAGTTAACGGCAAGATTAGAAAGACTCCGTCCTGAAAAAATGATGGAAAGAGAAGCTAATGTTGCCGAACAATTAAATAAATCGCTCCAATACAGAGCATTCCCAAGACAATTTTACGTAATATAATCATGTCAATATTTAGAACATCAGACAGTGCGGTAATCTCATTACCAAATTACACAACAAAAAATGAAAAAGTTTTAGTTGTTAGAAATTATGCAGGACAAAATGAAAATGATTTAGTTAAAATAACTTTAAATCATAACGAAACAACCCATATCATAATTAAATCATTAACAAATTTAGTCATTGATTCTCCACAATCTTTTGATACTGAATATGATGAATTAATTTTAAACAAATTTGCATCTGTTGAGTTAAAAAATATTGGAGATGTTTGGTATGTTTTATCCTCAGATGGATTAAAAAATTCTTAATACTCCATAGAATAGATATAGTTTCCTTCTTCATCTACATCATATAACTCTTCTTTTGGTATTGTTGTTTTTGGTATATATGAAGAATCATTCATTATGTTTTTATTTTTAAGAACGTAATTGTTGTCTACCATGTTTAAAGTATCATCAACATACATATAAAATGGGTCAACACCAACATGTCTCCAATAAGCAATTTCGGAATCTGATAAAGTTAATACTTCATCTAAAGTATCTTGGTCACCATCCCTACGTGGATATCCTCTAACTAATTGAGTTTGTGATTTTGTAAAAAATGGTCGTTTATTAGGGTCTTCAATAAGAATTTCATCACGAATTTCAGGAGAAAAAACTACTAACAATGGTTCAATTCTTTTATTAAAAGCCGAAATATAACGAGGAACATTATATTCACCTAACATATCAGGATTTTCGGTAATTTCTTTTTCATTCACCAAATAACAATTTAAAGTAACCTCATCACCTTTTTTTTGAACATCACCATGTGATTTTCTTGTCCCATTATTTATATAATAAATTGTATCACCCAACCCGACAGGTATATTTTCTTTAACTACCAATTCCATATGTGCTTGACGAGACATTAAAGAACCCGATTTTGTTCTTTTTGTAATATGTCTCTTATAATCATCAATACTTTGTTTTACACGTGCTTTATTTGCAATTTTAGAAATAGGAATTTTTAAATTAAACAAATCATCAACATATTGATAGTATGATTCTAAAAACTCAGAACCTCTACCATCCAAAAGAAGCCTCAACCCACTATCCAAAAACTCAGCAACATAGGTTTGTAATTTTTTAGATTTAATTGTATTACCAGTAAGCTTAACTTTACCTTTATCCGTTAGAAGTGCATAGTTTTTACGCGCAACATTAATAGTTGCTGGCCATTGACCGTCAGTATCTAATCCCATTTCACCCCTCATAAACAAATCGTTATACTCTGCAACATCAGCCTCGGTTCCAACATATTCATACCCTTCAGTCACCAAACCATTATTACCCTTACCAATATATTTGTAGGTATATCTTTCTTCAGGAACCGCAAAGTTAACACCGTCCGTGTCCATAACCAAAGGTTGGTATCCTCGCTGCATAAACCACATAATCATCTGACGAAGGTATTGTCGTCCTGTACAAGTAATCTGTTCTCCCATATCCATATCACCCCAGGGAAATACTTGTGGTGCCGACAAAGAACCGAAGAATGCGTTAATAAAGATTTTAATCGGTAATTGTTTACGATTATATTGTGATGAAAGTTTTGGGTCTGTCTTTGAATGTTTTTCAGCCAATTTTTTATATTTTATACGAGTATCACGAAAATACTTCAACATACTTTTCATTGCACCGGTTACATCACATTTAGGAAACACATCATGTACCAACTGAATAGATGGGTATAGTGATGAATAGTCAAGTTTTAATACATCTGTTGAGTATCCTACCTGCAATAAACGAGATAGACCACCAGTAAACGGTCTTTTTATACCTTTCATTGGAATTGCTAAACTATGTTTATAAGACCATGAACTCATAATCATTTTCCACAATGTTGCGGTTCCCATTGTTGAAAGTCGTTCATATGTTGTGGGTACTAACTTAGCCAATAAAAAATTAGCCTGATTAAACTCATCATCCACAACCATAGTTTCATACAAGTCGTCATCCAAGTATCTTTGGATAATGTATTTACCATCGACCATCTCAAACTTACCCGGAAATCTATTCATAAGGTTTTCAGTTCCTTTTGACCCAACTTCACGATACCCACCAGACTCAGGATTAAAATAATATTGCTTACCTTCAAAATAAGTCTTACCAATTTTGTCCCCTTGAACATATACTCGGTTTTCTTTTTCTGCACCAATATACTGTGTAATATACTTCAACCCCCAACTTTTAATGTCTGAATTGATTGCTTGAGCTCTACGAACAGCATGTGCAATATCTACAATATTATATCCCCACATCATGGTTTGTGTGTATGGTTCCATTTCGTTAGCAAGTTTTAACATACCCTCTTTTTGACGAATGGATGATTCGGGATTTAATGTCTTAACAATCTCTTTAGTATTTAAACCAAGAATTTCAGCTCTACGAAGAATAAATGGAAAGTCAAAGAACGCTGAGTTATAACCACCTATCAAACTTGGTTTTAAATAATCAATAGTATAGAAGAAATCGATAATCATTTGTTTTTCTTCTTCTTCATTCTCTGCAGATAATAAATGAACAAAACCACGATTGTCTTTCATTCCAATAAGGAAGATACTATTATCTTCCGGAGAAAGACCTGTGGTCTCGATGTCAAATACAAAACGGTGAACATCATCATATTCTTCAAACCCTTTAAACAATCGTTTTTGTTTTTGAACAAGGTATTGTTCTACGGGTGGTAATACTTGTATAACATCAGTATTATTTCTGTCCCAGGGGTCAATACCTCCTTGTTTAAAAAAATTAATAAGATGTTGGTATGTCTTTGTTGTTTTAACTAAAAACCTAAGACCATTTTCAAGACGGGGGTCTCCATGAGTTTCTAACTTTTCAATTAGAATACCAAAGTCGGTCATTGCCTGTTTTTGTGCGTATTTGTTACCTTTATAAAAGTTTTTATCGTGTAAATCACCAACCCAGGCAAACGGAATAAAGTTATCGGGTTTGATTAATTTACCTTTTTCAGAATCTTGAATAATTTTAAAAATTTTGGATGTTTGGTAATCGTATTCTAATGCTACGATGTATTTTTCCGGGTCTTCACCCAATAGGAACTGTTCAATTTCTTCTTGTGATACCATAATAAATAATTTTACCGTCTGAGACATTAGCTCCCACCATTAGTGAGATTACTCTTGGACATTTGAATTAAATATAAAATGGCAAAGTTAGATTGTCAAATGATATTGATATATAAAACTTCCCTAATTGGGGCAATTAATTCTCCCATTGAATTAATTACGGAAAATTCTCCAACATACCTACCCGCTCTTTTGGTATCACGAGAAGTCCATTTATAATATATGTAATATTCTGTTGTGGAATCAGGATTACTTTTTGTTTTTTCAACAATGTAGGCATTATTCATTAAAATTTTTGGAATACCTGTTGATTCTTCCTTCATGGAAAATCTTATTGTTGCGTTATCTAAATCCGCATCAAACACTTTCCACGCATCAGTTCTTCCATCCTTAACAACTTTCATCTTAAGGATTGGTAATTCACTATTTTGTCTTATGTAAAAATCCAT